AAAGTCTAGTAGGCTTTCCATCTTTCATCTCAGCGCCAGGCATATTGCCCATACGTGCTAAAAAGGAGGCCCTACGAGGGTTGTCGCCTGACTTTACTGGAGGCTTTAAATTACCACCAGTTTCTTGATTATACGATGCTCTCCCCTTGGCATTCAACCCCCCCTTGGGGTTTTTTCCTTCTTTTGTTTGCCAAGCAGGGGTCTTCATTTCTTTTTAGCAGTCTTAGCTGCTTGCTTAAAGTCCTTTGCAGTAGGAGCGCCTTTAGAACCAACCTTACGCATCTTTTCCTTAGAACCCGCTTTGATACGTTCTTGCTTGGCATTGATGTTAGCGTAGAGACCTTGTTTCATATTAGTACAAAACCTTTGCTGTAATTGTTCCAGATGTATATGCTGTGCAATTGGCTCTTAAATAGTTAGGAGCATTTGCAATAGTAATAATGCCATCAGCCGTTAATGCTGTGCCAATGGTTGCATAGGTAGTACCATCAAGACTGCCCTGTAAAGCAACAGTAGCCGTTGTAATGCCTGTAACTTGTAGAAACGCAGGTTGACCCGCATCAGCTTGAACAGCCTTAGAAGCACCAGTTGCAACAACGGCACTAAGTAAGGTAACGGGAGAAGTTAAAGATGCCATTATTTACCTCTCCCAGATTTCTTCATCATGTTTGTAGCAGTACGACCACCACGGGTAGGCATACCTCTACCAACCGCAACCATAATGGTTACAGGCATACCCTTTTTCTTGCCGTACTCTTTGGCTTCTTTCTTGCCCTCTGAAGAGTAGGGAAACTTCTTTTTTCCAACCATAGGCATAATATGCTCCTTATTTCCAAAGTCGATCAGCAACAAAAGTGATGATGCCACCAATAACGGAGGCTATCGCCATTCCCACAAAGAATCCACCTTTAGACTTATTAGCCATCTCTAAAAGCAGTTTAATATCTTGACGAAGTGCATGGACTTCTGTCTGTAAAGCCTCAACTTGGGCTTCTAACTTGCCAAACTCTCTTGGGTCAATATCAGACATTTGCTACTTTCTTTGGTCTTCCAACCTTTTTAACAGGCTGTGGACGAGCTAAAACAATGGGTTTTTGATAAGTTTCTGTCTCTTCTTGGTCAATACGGACATATCCTGAATGACCTTTCATGCTATCAATATCGTGCTGATAGGTAAAAGATACAGTGTTTCCACTCTGTAAACATCTAAAAGTAGCCATAAATACTCCAAAAAAAGGGGGTAGTTAGCCCCCTTTTAGATTAGACCAAACGAACCACAACACACTTAATTGTAGTGCTTGCCAAGTCCAAAGTACCGCCTGATTCATTTTGGAAACGAATAGAGACAGTATTTGCGGCTGAAACATAAGGCGTGAGAGAGATGCCAGAGACATCTACACCCAAACTTACATTTAGCACAATGTCGCCCAAAGCCACGCCTGGCACGGCAATAGTATTTGTCTCACCCACGCCATCAGCTAAAGATGAGGCATTAAGTGTTGCTGTTACTGACCAAGTGTCAGAAAAAAGACCACGAAACTGGTCATTCCCCCTACGGGAAACGACTGCTGTTGCTGCTGCCATAATAAATTCTCCTTAATGTAAAAAACCCCCCCACCCGTTAAGGCGAGGGGAAAGATGGCAACTGCTTACGCAGGTACGATCAAGGCAAAGAAGGAGGCAGAAGTCGCTGCACCAACAGTAGCGGCTTTCCTCAAGGCGGCAACACCATACAAAGTGTCAGAAGTAAACAGAGTAGCTAAATACTCTTGTTTGTACTGAACTTGTGAGCGAATACCAACTTGCTCAACCAGAACCATAGAGTCCTTGTGACCCATCAAGCAGACACGGGCAGAGGCAGAGCCACTGGTTGTATCGCAGTTGCTAGATGTAAACACGGGGATACCATAAAGGTTGCCGATCTCACCATTGCGGATAGCGTTGCCATCACCCACAAAAGCCTGCTCAGTGTAACGGGCAAGACCCATCAACGTGTTACGGCTTGAAGGAGGAATGATGAAGAAGCGACCATCCATAGGAGTGTCGTTGTCATCCATACGCTGAATAGTGCGACGAATAGCGGCATCGGTCAAAGCAGTCTCATTGTTGCTACCAGCAACGTAAGCTGTTGTACCATCACCACCGATGAAAGCACCAGTTGCGTAGGCGTTTGTACCCGCACCACCATTGGAGGAACGACCCAACTGAATCAAGTCTGTATCGACTTGTTTAGCCAAGGCATAACCCGCATCAGAGGTGTAGAAGTTACGCATAGAGTTCAAGGCTTGAACTTCTGCAATATCTTCAATCAAGCGGCTATATTCATAGTGCTTGTTAATAGATACCTGAACTTCAGATGCTGTGTCAACAATTAAGGTAACTGCATCAGTTGCTGTTTTGGCAGAAGCTGAACCACGACCAGGGGCGGGAATGTGAACTACGTCACCCTTCTTACCCTTGAAGTTCATCTTCATAACCAAGTTTGCTAGAACAAGGTTCTTTTTGTAACTGGCAACAATTTCATCACTCCAAATTTCAGGAATGAAGGTTGCTGCGGTTGTTACTGTGGTTGCATTGTTAGGTGCGAATGCTGTATTAGCCATGTTTAAATCTCCAATAAATTAAGTTTACTTAACTCTACCCTCTTGATACGCTAACATGATTTCATCAGAAAGCGCCTCATAGCGGTTAGGGTCTTGCATTTTCAGCCGAATAAGGTCAGCCCTACGATAAACTCGTTTTGATGACTCTCCAGAACCACCTACATCTACTCCAACTGCTTTCAAATTCTGCCTGCGAGTGGCTTCTCCAGCATCACTCGTTTGCTTCTGTTTGACAGAGCGAAGTTCTTTGTAAGTCGATAACAGTTCATTGGCAGAATCATAATCGAAATCAGCATCAGCTTTCTTGAACAAATCAATGCGAACAGGGCTAGATTTGACCCAATTCGTAAAGTCCTCATTTTTAGCAATATCGCCAAAATCAGGGTGTTCTTGCGCTAACTTCTGCTGAATTTGCGCCCTTTTCATCTCTAAAGTGGCTTGTCTAGCCGCAATGATGTCAGGGTGACTATCAACTGTCCTTTGAACTGCCTTCTGTGGATTCTCAAAGAAGTCTACTTCAGGCTCTTCTACTCTAGTCTGTTGTTGTCTAGAACTAAGGTTCTGTTTAATGAGTTCATCAGCTAACTTTCTGACTTCGCCTACTTCTTGTGCTTGCTTACCAATGAGCTTTTCAGCCTCTTGGTGCATCTTCACAATCTCGTCTAAACTTTTGTGCCTGTATTTATCAGGAAGTTCAGACTGATCTTCAGCTTTTTGTGAAGTCTTCTGTTCAACAATGTCAAACTCACTTAACTCTTCTTTTTCGTTGTCAATCAACATACGTTTCCTTTTTCCTGCCGTTATCGGTTATAGGAGATTCAACTCGGCATAATTGCTTATGAGTTGAGTTTCTGCTCAGATTTCAACTTGTCGGTATGACTCTTTCCAAATTTGGCATAAGCCGATGGAAAAGAACCAGACCATCCTTCAAGTCTAAACGCTGGCGCAGAGAGTGAACGTGTAGCCAAAGCCCCACACTCACACTTCAAGTTCGCTGCCTCATAAACAACAAACTTTTCTGTCTTGTGTCCGTTTTCACAGACGTAATCATAAAATCTCTTCATAAGCCCTCTCGCTGATCTCTTTAAGATTTTTCAGCCAAGTTAGGATAGAAAGTTCACCTTTTTTGAATTGTAGGTCTTTCTCATCAGAAACTACAGAGATATTATTCAAAGATACTATTATTTTGTCAATATCTTCTACTAAATCTTTCCACCCTTGGGTAGACATCATCTCAAAACGAGACTCGTAGTAGTCCTGAAGTTCTTTGTTCATGCGTCAGTCGCACCTTCAAACTCAGGCTTTTGCTTGATGATTGCGTACAAAGCGGCTCGGTCTGCACCCGCTACATAGTCGTCACCAGCAATCTGAACCTTACCTGCGCTTAAAGGTTGTTTACCAGAATCACGGGCTTCTTTGCTTGCATAGCCGTAAAAGGTTATCTCTGTTCCACGACCTTTGAAGTCTTCTTGGACAGCACCGATGTTCCAATAAACCGAGGGAACTCCAAAGTCTGTATCTACTGTTTTGAGTAATGCCATTTGTTTTCCTTAAACGTCTGTTGAACCAGCGTACTGGGTAAAAGTTTTTAATACGCCATACATAGCGGGAATCAAGTCGCCTTGAAGGTCGCTTACGTTAATGTAATGAGCCTGTTGTTGAATAGAAGGCCATCCCGCTTTACGGGCTTCCTCTGTTGCGTGGATTTCCACTTGAACTTGCACTTGGTCTTTAGTACCAAAGAAGTTGGTAATCCTAGCGTAAGCCTGAGTTTCAGACTGTCCGTTAGTTGAATTTACTGCTGTGATTTTTAAAG